AGAGGTAGTAATGAGAAAATGAGGAAGCCTGAAGACAAAGGTGCACCTACTGCTGCTAATTTTAGACAAGCTGCAAAGACAGCTAAAAAACCAAAAAAGAAAACTAGGAGAGCTTAATGGCAAAACTTACATCTAAACAAAAAACTTTACCAAAACATCTACAAGCTAAGATAAAAAAGTCTAAGATGAAGAAAAAGAAGTCCTAGGATAGCCTGAGACAAGCATTTGCAACCCTAATAATAGTAACAGTCGTTATTTCTGATAGTGGCTCTGTACGAGCCTTATATCGCCAAATAGGAACAATGGATGCCAAGAAAGAAGAAATCAGTCAAATTATCAGTCGGTAGAGGAGAAAAACTCTCTACAAAGAAAGGTGCAGGGTTAACAGCTAAAGGAAGAGCTAAATATAACCGAGCAACTGGTAGTAATCTAAAAGCACCAGCACCAAATCCTAAGACTAAAAAAGACAAAGCCAGAAAGAAAAGTTTTTGTGCTCGTATGAGAGGTATAGTTAAAAGATCTAAAAACTCAGAAAGAGCTAGAGCTTCACTAAGACGATGGAAGTGTTAGGTAAGCTAAAAGACTTTAAGAACTTTTTGTATGTCTGTTGGAAACATCTTAACTTACCACATCCAACACCAGTCCAATATGACATGGCTGATTACATACAAGATGCAACACTTCGCAGACTTGTAGTTCAAGCTTTTAGAGGAGCTGGTAAGTCTTGGATAACATCGGCATTTGTATGCCACCAACTCCTACTTGACCCTCAGAAAAACATATTGGTCGTATCAGCATCTAAGACAAGAGCTGATGACTTCTCTACGTTTACTCTGAGACTAATCCACGAGATTCCTATACTTGCTCATCTCAAACCTAGAGATGGACAAAGAATGTCTAAGATCAGCTTTGATGTTGGTACAGCACAAGCAAGTCATGCACCCTCAGTTAAATCTATGGGTATCACTGGCCAGCTAACTGGATCACGAGCTGATATCATTATTGCAGACGATATCGAGTCTGCCAACAATTCCCAAACACAACTCATGCGAGACAAACTCTCAGAGACAGTCAAAGAGTTTGAATCTATCGTTAAACCAGGTGGTCGTATATTATTTCTCGGTACACCTCAAACTGAAATGTCAGTGTACAATCAGTTAGACGAGAGAGGTTACAAGACTCGTATCTGGTGTGCTCGTTATCCTGATGATAAACAAAAGGTAGCTTATAGTCATAGACTAGCACCTATCATAGGTGAGTCTGATGGAGAATCAGGTAGTCCTACTGATCCTAAACGATTCGACAAAGACGATCTGTTAGAACGTGAGTTATCTTATGGTAAATCAGGGTTTGCCTTACAGTTTATGCTTGATGTATCTCTATCAGATGCTAACAAGTATCCTCTCAAGATTAATGACCTTATGGTTCTCTCAGGAGTACACACCTGGGAAGAAGCACCAGTCAGCCTAAAGTGGGCATCAGGTGTAGACCAATTAGATGCCTGTAAAATGCTGCCTAACTTAGGACTAAAAGGTGACTACTGGGTAGCTCCCATGCACATAGCAGATGACTATGCCGAGTGGGAGGGATCAGTAATGGCCATCGATCCTGCTGGTAGAGGTAAAGATGAAACTGGTTATGCTGTAGTAAAAATGCTACATGGTAACCTATACCTAACAGCATCTGGTGGACTACTTAATGGTTATTCTACTGAAAGTCTTAAAAAGCTCTCAGAGGTTGCTAGAGAGCAAAATGTCAACCAGATGATAGTTGAGTCCAACTTTGGTGATGGTATGTTCTCACAGCTCTTAAAACCAGTTCTAGCTAGTATCTATCCTTGTACAATAGAAGAAGTTAGACATAGTACACAAAAAGAGAAAAGAATTATAGATACACTAGAACCAGTATTCAATAGTCATAAACTCATAGTAGACGAGAAGATTATTAAGGATGACTTTGAGTCAACACAAGATCTTAAGTATAAGTTGTTCTATCAGATAACAAGATTAACAAGAGATAGAGGTGCACTCATCCATGATGATAGACTAGAAGCTCTATCAATGGCAGTTAACTACTGGACTGAAATAATGGATAGAGATGCAGAAGATGCTGTAAGTGAACATAAAGAAAACTTACTAAGAGAAGAACTAGATAGGTTTATGGAACATAATATAGGGGCACAAAAACAAAACCATAACTGGATCAATAGATAAAAATCTATGTGCTACTGGTTATAGAGAGGGTCAGGGGAGAGATACACTATAAGTATAACTATAAGTGTAACTATTAGTCTAACTATAAGTGTAACTATAAGTCTAACTATAAGTGTAACTATAAGTCTAACTATAAGTCTATATTATAAGAGTAATTATAGGAGTAGTAATAAGAGTAACACTATAAGTATACTTAGAGTTAACTGTTAGTTAACTTAAAGAGTAACTATAAGTGTACCTATGCACTCCTGCATACACCTTTTTATTTTAGTACAAAAATATGAGGGGTATACACGTATAGTATGGCCGTAAATTTCCCCATTATCATTATCGCAATCATCAAATTTTTAGGTGGATAGTGGCACTTAAAATGGCATTACTTATGGCCTAGCAAACAGTTTTATTATAGTTGCAAAGGATTATATATTTATTGCTATAATTATAATGATGAGATCAAGGCATTTAGTTTTTTGTGTTGGCTGTTTGTGTTTTATGGGGTCTATTTTTTTTCTACTTATTTATTTTTTATTTGACATAGTGAATTTAATTTAATAGTAATTATAATTAAGTAACATTTATATTAATTTTTAAAGGAGTAACTAACAATGGATAAAAACAAACAAACCATTATTTTAAACGATCTCGAAGATTATATATCAAGTTTAAAAGATCTATCTATAGCAATGTATGATTTTAAAAATAAGCTTGAAAATATAAAAGCTAAAAGAGTTCCTTTTGATCATAAAGTATTATGGAACTCTTACGAATTATTTAATGGTGCATATACATTTAAAGCCGTCGAGCAGTTATTAAATAAAGAAATTAAAACAAGTAAAGGTGATCAAACTTGTACACCTGACGATTTAGTTGATTATGCTGTTGAAGATCTTGAAAAGCTTGAAGACTATTTAAAATCAAGTTTTAAACAACTAAAGGTGGTTAACAATGAGTAAACTATTAAACAATCCAACAGTTCTATTAGGCATAAGCCTATTTTGTTTCTTTATGGCCTTAACAAGTGCCATTATATTTTTACTAGTTGATTCACCAACTTTAATGCCAGAGGCCTTTTTAGGTTACACAATAACAGGTATTGGTTTTTTTGCTATGGGTATGCTTAAGGGGTTAGAGTAATGACAACTAAAAGTTATCTTGAAATACACAATAAAGGCCTTGAAAGTGAGTTTTATACTGACTCAAGGTTCTGGGATTGTGAATGCGACCACTATTATATCCACTTGAAAAGTGTTGAATCTTTTTGTTCAAGTTGTGGGATGGATCACACTGAATGCCCAGATTCAAGAGTAAATGAAATTGAATATAAAATATTTAATGTTAAGGAGTAAAAGAAAAAGTCTAACTGATGAGATTTTTATTAATCGAAACTACCTAATTAATTTTAGGTAGTCTTAGACATTAAAAAAGGAGTAACTAAAAAATGACTAAAAACAAAATACCATTTAATAAACTTGATGAAGCAACTAAGCAAGATATTGCAGACAGTTTTATCAGAAATCATATTTATATTAATCAGTCTTTCCTAGTAAGTGAGCTATTTACAAAAGGAATTATTTCTTATGATGATTTTCATAATTTGTACTTTACTGATGGTCAACTAATAGTGAATTTTAATTTAACTGATAAAGATCAAATACAAGCTATGAGAGATAACTGCGAAGATCATCAAGAGATTTTTGAGTATTGGGTTTGTTCTAACTGGCTTATAGATCAGTTAAAAGAGTTAAAAGAACCTATCTTAGAAACTGAGTATGAGACTTGGTGGGGTAGAACGTGCACTGGTCAATCTATTTGTTTAGACTATGTGATACAAAAATTAGCTTATAAATGGAGCAATGATAAAAGGTTATATAATGAGGAGGTTGCCTAATGGCTAGATTTATACTTGATATTAATACTATTGAAATAGAAAAGGTTTTAGACGTTATTAACCACTTTTCTCAAAGTTCATCTATAACTTGTATTGATAGAACTAACACTGCTCAATTTTATGAGCAAACACAAAAAAATAAATTAACAACTAAACAAATAAAAAACTTCAATAATAATCTAGATAAATAAACTTAAGGAGTAACTAACAATGACAAATTACGAAAAAGAAAGAACTCTTTTATTAATGATTAATGATAGGCCTGCAATGGTCACTGAACTATTAACCAAAAAGTATGGGTACACACTAAGCCAATTACAACTAAGGAGAAATAACAATATAAGTTTAAATGGCACTGATGAGAAATAATAATTTCGAAAAGGGGAGATCGTTAAGGTCTCCTCTTATGTCATTAGATATTATTTTAATT